CCTCATAAGCCTCATACAACTGCACCTGTGGCGCAGTCAAATCAGCCGTCAACTCTCGATCTGAGTCCATACGAGCCACAAGTGCATCACTCCATGTTTTACCTGGATCACCTCCCCAGGCTGCCCATGCCACTCTGCCGGGCGACGGATACCCTTCTTCACCCGGACTGAAACCCTCAGCTTGCTTATCCACTTCATGACGCGCAAACCATGCGCTCATCGTGCGAACAGTCTCGTCGCTCAGTTCATCGCCACTAAGGATCTGACTGGCACGCCGAGCAGCAACATCAGTGCCGCCCTTGCGTCCCTCTTCTTTCCAAGCGCGATAACGACGCGCTTCCTCTTTCATTCCATCAGTCGGCATCGCACCCATCAGCCTTCCTCCTGCGGTAGCGGTTGATCAGCCGGCAACATCGGCTGCTCAATAATGTCTCGATCAAGTTCGACGCCTAAACGCTCTGCAGCAGCCTGCTCTCGCGCTATCTCGGCCAAATTATCGTCAAAATCACCACCAAGCTTCGCAACAATTTGCGCCTTGGTCATGTAGCCAGCCTGCTCCATCTCTCGGTAAGCCTTCACTTCCTTCAGCGGATCAACCCAATCCCAGCCGCGTGCCATCCAACGCGGTGTGTCATAACGCTCAGGACGCGCTTCGAAATCATCAAATGGCAGCTCACCAGCAAGCACTGCAAGCGACAACCACTCCCTGAACACCCGCATATGGAAGTGCTCAATCAAATACGACTGCACCACCTTCCAGTGCTCGCGATCCTCAAGGAGTGACAGCCTGCTGCTCGAATAGTTTGTATCACTAAAATCGCGGCTCAACGTCTCATACGAACAGCCAAAACCACTCGCAAATCGACGTATTTTATTTTTAACAAACATTTCAAACTGCTGATCAGGTGAGTCGATATTCGGCACCGTCACGTTCTCGCCCGGCATCAAATACTTGAACATGCCAGGCTCAAACTCACTGATACGACGCTCGTTTTCAACGTCATCAGCAGTAAGCTCACCCTCCTGATTAGTAATAAATCCCATGATCGATGCGCCAGCACGCGCACGGATCACAGCAGCTTCTTCATATCCCTGAAGCTGATGCGCGTCCGACATCACAGGATGGAACCACGGCACGCCACGATGTTGCTGCGGCCGCTCAGGAATAAACAAATGGATGACATCTTCCGCCGGCAGGAAGACATGCTTTTCGTTTCGCTGCGGAGCATTCTGAAACCAGTAGTCACCTGGATGGCGCGTGAGGAAGGCGTACCGCACCGGGCGGCCCCATTCGTTAACTTCCACGCCCATCCGCCATTCGTTCCCCTGGGCGAGGGTTGGGCCTTGGTACTCCTCGTCCAGGTAATCAGCCTCAAGCATCTGGAGCGCCAGTGGCACTCGACTTCCCCCGAACGGCCGACGCACAATCCTGAACAGCGCTTCCCCTGATTCGGGCAAGGCGCCAATCGCCAGCCACTCCATCATGTGAAAGCTTTGGCGCCCTGCTACATCGCAATGCTCAGCGCGGCACCAAGACGCCCACTTCTGCTCGATCAAGCTGTTGGTGCGCTCATCGCGGCGGCTGCCACGCAATAGCGTCACCTGCGACTGCATCTTGATGCCGCTGCCGACAACGTTGATCTGCGTTGTCCGCTTCGCCTGCTTGGCATACGGATTGTTCCGCACCATTTCGCGGCTGCGGTCACGCAGCTTTCGCAGACTCGTGCGAATCTCAGCGTCCGCACTTGCCTGCGATGCCATCCAGTCGCTAGTCAAGCGGCTGATAATTGCGCCCGCATAGTTCCGGCGCCTCACGGGCGGCAATGCCTTCGGAATCGGCTGAAGGCCAATACGACGCAAAATGTTGGTGCGGATGCCCATCAGCCGTTACCGAAACGGATAAACAAATTGTTCGGGTCACCAAGACCCGATGCAATGATCTTGGCTTTATTCTCGCGAACCACAGTTGCTTTCAACTGCGATTCCAGCGCAAGCAAATCAGCCAAGTCATATCGCTTCAGACTTCGATTACCGATTCGATACTCCTGCGTCGCGCCACCCGTCATCAACGAGCGAATCGCAGCCTGAACAGCGTCTAAATCCTTCTGCGCCTGCGTCCGCCCATCAAACGCCGCAGGAGATCCGGCATATGCCAGCGACGCCTGAACCTCGATCTGGCCTCGGCTGTACTCACTAACCGCGCCACCACTGATTGCGGTCACCACAGCCTGGAAATACCATCCAGTGCTCGGGTTCATCCCAGCACTGGTCGCTGCAGGAATCGTCACCTGCCAGCCGCTGTCATACGCCGTACCAGTTGCCGTAACGCCTTCACCCGCCGTATTCAAGCGGAAATAATATGTAAGATTATGCGTCGCACTCGTTACAGAATTGCCGAAAATATCCGTGGTCGCAACGTCGGTCCACACCACGTCCACGCCGGCTGTTATGGACGGAGGGATCGCCATTCGACCTCTAACTTCAGGCTTCTTGGTACTTTAGCGCCGTAACTCACCACTGCTTCACAAAACTCCGCTTTGGAATCGCTGTCTGACGCACACGCTTCGGCTTCTCCTCTCCACGCCGCTCAAGCTGATCCCAAATCGTTCTCCTGTCCATCTTCTGGTACAGCCGATGCAATGCCGCATACGCATAGTTCATCTCATCCAAAGCCTCATTGGGTGCTTGGCTTTTTTTGACCCAAACTCGTTCGGGATAGCCGTTCCTAAACCTCAAGATCTGCTTCTCGGCTGTCAACTCCTCGAAATAGTCCGTTCCGATCGTGGGGAAGAAGTGCAAATATCCAGCCCCAGGATCGTTGTGCTTCAACCGGCCAAACAACAACGATTTCACCGTGTCCACACCGACCGGGAACAGCTGTGCCCCCTTCTTTAATGCCTTGCCCTTGTAGTCCACATCCACCTTCGTAGCCTTCCCCAAAGGTGGCTTACCCTTCTGCGACATACCCTTAATCGCAATCACACCCATCGCCGCACGCTCACGGCTGTACTGATAAACCTCCTGCGTGTGGTGGCCGCCAGAGTCAATCGCGCAGCAAAGCACCTTTATCTCCTCTCCAGCCTCGTTCACATAAGGCTTCTGCAAAATCTCGTCCAACTGCTTCCACACCTCCGGCCTGGACGGGCTTCCATAAATCTTCACCCGGTCGATCAGCCAGCCTTCTTCCTCGCGACCCCAGCCCCACACGCTCAGGCTCAACCGGTCATCCTGCACGTCGCAGCCAATCGTCAGCGCCAGCACCTCAGCAGGCGGCACGTACTGCTGATAAGTCTCATCAGCCGCTCGCTCCAGCAGCGAATCAGCGCCAACCTTCGACGCATACTCGTCTTCCCACGTCTCGCCCAAGACCGTATTAACGAACGTCTTCAGCTGTTCTGCGTCGTTCTTTGCGTCCAAAAATTCCTCCACCAAGTTTGGCCACGTCGCATTCGGGCTATACGAATAAGCCGCCCAAATATGGAACCCCACATGCTTCCCATTCCCCGGTGCCGTAGCGCGCCACTCGCCGCGCTCCACCATCCAACGCTTTTTAGAATGTGGAATTATTACGCCACATGACTCGCAGCAATACCCCGCTGTGCTCGGGTCGCCATCTGTCCATCTGATATTCGGCCATTTCAAGTACTGCATATGACCGCAATCAGGACACGGGACGAAATAACGACGCTGATCCGTCTGCAGGAACATGCGCTCCACACGGCTGAAATCCTTAACTGTCGGCGTGCTGCCGGCCACAATTGTGCGATTCCAGTAGTACTCAGTCCTTCGGATACCAAGCTTGATCTGGTCGCCTTCCGCACCGGCTGATGCCGGATAACCATCGACCTCATCAAACAAAACCACCCTTCTGCTCACACGCCGGAAACCACGCGGGCTATTAGCGCCCACCATGCTCAGCGTTCCGCCAGGGAACTGCTTCTGCAAAATCGTGTTCGCGCCGTCCTTCGCTTTCGACTCACTCACCAAGCCCTTCAAGCAAGGTGTATCGCGCAACATCGGTGCAATCTCTTCTTTCGAATACCCC